TAGGTGTTCACCGTCGGCGGGTAAGGTAAAACCAAATCTATGAGCATCAGTCACCTCTTTTACCCGAGCACGCCAGTCGCAAAGGCGTGATCAAGAAAACGAAAAATTAACTCAATCTGAGAGCCGTACTTTTTCTCAAACTCCAGCGGGTCTGCATGAAGTTCGTTGTGGTGCTCCCGGCACAACGGTAGCGTGAAAATATCGTGGGCCTTTGTCCCCATTCCCCCCTGACCATGACCAATCAGGTGATGCGGATCGTCAGCAGGCTTACCACAACACGCACACGGCTGTGTCTTTACCCAGCGCGTGTATTTCTCATTAACCCAACGGCAACGTTTAGGCCGCCTCATGAACGATTCAGGAGACTCCGGATCAACGGCGATACTGACAACCGTTTTTTTCTGTGGTGGATTTTGTTGCTGGTGGACGTGAAGTGGCAGCGCAATATTTTTTGTGCGCTGCTTCAGTATGCTGATGGCTGTCTGTTCTCCCGGTACGATGTCACTCTCACGGTATACGGAGCGGATTTTTTCCGCTGGTAATCCCAGCGAACGACGCGCTACTGCCTCAGGTAGTGCATCCACCACCTGATTGCAGGCCGCCCACCAGGATAATTCAGCCAGCGATAATTCACGCTCCTGTGTGCCATTCATTGCGTGACGAATGACGTCAATCATCCATGCTGACAAGTTTTGGTGAGCAAGTTGCTCAAGTGATTCGGAGGTCTGGTCACGCAACTGGTTGTCGCAGTGCCAGCACAACACCATTGCGCCGGTACCATAACGGTGAATGACGGTTTCACTGTGGTGATAATCGCCGTGTGGCCACTGGCAGGATTTAACATGGCGCAGTAACCAGTCAGACAATGCGCCAGCGCCACCAGCAGCACGAATCACTCGTTCGTCGCTGAAAAATGGCAGTAATGATTTATCCTCCGCCAGCGGCTGGCGAACGGCAGGAACGACCCCGGACGGCAGATTACGCATGCTTTTCGGTTCCGGCTCCACCAGTACCCGGGTATTGTGGAATACCGGCATGGATTCACGGCCCGGCTTAACGATCACCAGCCCGAGTTCCGGTACCAGAACAGGTCGAAGTAATACCCGCACGTTACCTCCAGATGCGTTGCTGGAATGTGCGGGACGGACGCGGTGGGCGTTCGGAGTAAGGAAGCCTGACGGAGATTATCCAGTGACGATAATCGAGACTGAGGGCTTTCTTAACCTCGTATCCGCGCCTGCGGTAACACTGAATCAGCCATTCAGCCTGTTCTTCGGTGCAGGGGTCGTGCTGATACCAGTCAGATTTGAATGCATGAGAACGCCGCCCGTGCCTGCTGGCAGGGGCGGCAGAGTTATCCGAATTGTAAAATTTGGTATCGTGCGCCATCTGTTTTCTCTGCTGGCGCAGCAGGTGCCAGTTGTTCAGGCTGACGGATGGATTGTAAACCAGAACGACCAGAAAAAACAAAACCCGCCGAAGCGGGTTAAGTGCGGGTGCGTTGAGGATGCCTGACACATCAGCGGTGGCGAGGGATTTCTCCCCCGCCTGGTCTCTTACTCCTCAGGTTCGTAAGCTGTGAAGACAGCGACCTCCGTCTGGCCGGTTCGGATTCGTACCTCGCAGAGGTCTTTCCTCGTTACCAGTGCCGTCACTATGACGGTTAAACAGATGACGATCAGGGCGATTAACATCGCCTTTTGCTGCTTCATAGCCTGCTTCTCCTTGCCTTTCGGCGCGTAAGAGGCTAACCTACGTTTGTGAAGCATAGATTGGGCCTCAGATTAATGTTAAGCGTCTTGCAGGACGCGTAATGTTAACTGGGGCTTTTCTCTGTCTGCCTTACGGTGGCATGCCCGAGGCAGACAGCCTCAAGCACCCGCAGCAATTCTACTTAACTCTCGCTTTACAGCAAACCGTTTTGCCCGATATGGGAATTCCCATACGGAATGAATTCAGTTCCCCAGGCGCTCCATCAAAAACACAACCAGGCAGTAAACACCCACAACAGCAATAACAGCCAGAGCGCCTTCCATTACCAGTGAAATATCATCCGACATATTCCCTCCCTTGGTGTGAATCCCGGCGAACGTTTTTACCCCCACCGACAAATAACATATACTAGAAAAGCAATAGCTATAGCAACGCCTGCAAATGCATCTGGCCGGCTCATTGGTTCTCCCCCTGTGTCGCTTCTACTGCGATCTGACTGGCGTATTCGTTAATGGTAACGATAAGTTCTTGCTCGACCTCATCCAGACAACTACCGATACCTCGCCTGTCCACTTCAGAAGCATCGAAATCTGCACGAAGCCTGGCGACCTTCAGGATTGCGGACAACACCTCATCAGGGATTGCCGGAGAGTTGGTTGACGTTTCCGAGATTATCCGAAAATTATTGGTTGACGAACCCTTATTTTCCCGAAAGTTTCCAGCCTGAAGCATGGCGGCGCGGTGACACCAGATAATCCAGCCAAGCGCCATATCCCATGCCATGTATTCTCTATCGCCATTTTTTGCTCTGCGGCGATCTACAGATTCCCCGAAACGCTTCTCCATAAATAATTCATAGGCTGCCCGTTCATCCGATACTGATGCCAGTGATGCCAGTGCAATTTTTAATGCGGTAAGCATGTTGTTTTGATCTTCATCGAGTCCGAACGGTATTTCATCCCGTGATGACTCAATTCCGGTAATCGTGTTCTGTAGCCATTCTTTGGTTAATTCAGTCATTTTTCACTACCGCCCTTTCGGGCGGTCTCCTGATGTTCTGAGGGTGCAGGAATCCCTCCGGTTAAGGATTTAATAAAAATCATTTCTGATTTAAATTTTCAGTGTTTAGTTGTTGGTTTATAGCCTTTATGCTTCGGCCTTATTTCTCAGCCATACACAAACAGGACCATCTTCGGTGTCATGTATCGAACCGATAAACCATCCCTCACCTTCTGGTCGCTCAGGTTCCCATGCTGAAATATCAGGGCCATCTGCGTCCAGATTAAAATCATCTTCATCCATACTACGGATAGCCCACTGAAGATTATTTTTCTCCATCCAGGCGTTAAACTCTTCCGTTGAAATATATTCCCGACCATCACAGAATTTTTCATATTCAGGATGCGTCCAGCAGCCATATTCATTACGTTCCACTGGCATTTCTTTAATTGCGCTCATTTACCCCCCTTATTTAATTTTCTACGACACTTTTTACAATCATCTGGACTTTCGAATGTATCCGGCTCACGCTCATTGCCAAAATACATCCACCCACCGCAAATACTTGTTATTTCACCTTCAGCAAAATAATGATGTTTTTTCGCCATAAGTGGCCTTGCCCAGCCCGGATTCGTTTTACTCACTTGTTGCCTCCTTTGCGAAGCTCTGCGACTAACTCGTCACATATGTGCGTCAAAGAGCAAAGTTTGATTGCTGGATGTTCGCGCACCATCTCCACACCCTGCGCCCGCAATTCTGCCAGAAAAGCGTAGGGGTCAGTTTTTTCACTGTGGTACATGGCATCATAGATAATCATTGCAGCGACACCTGCCTGTCCTGCATCTGTGACGGATATATGCTCAAGGGCTACGGCCATTGCGTGTTTCAACCTCTCATTTTCCACCTCAAGCACCACACGATTAGCCTCCAGCTCTTCTATGCGTTTTTTTGCTGCTCCCAGCTCAACACGCAGCTCCTGATAGTTAATCTCGCTCATTCTCCTTCCTCCCGCACTGCTGTTTTATATGCCCGAAGCACATGCGATGTTTTTCCTGACACAGTGCTTCTCAGAAAGAAAATTCCACTGGTGTTTATTACCAGATACGGGTCAGCAAGACGCAGCATATCCAGTATGTGATTATGTTTTCTTGTTTCCAGCACCGTACTTGAAATAAGCATATGTGACACGGGGCCGAAATCATGATATCTGATTTTCATATCATCACCCTGCTGTAAAAATTACCCGTTATCTCCTGTCGTTATTTTCTGTATGACATCACGATGCTTATTAATTTCCCGCAGCGCGGCGCATAAGCGCTCCCACTTCTGAACCTGACCTTTTGCCCGGCGCAGCTCGCGGTTAGCCACATGCAGCGATGGTAAAATCAGACCATCCGGATGCTTTCTGATGAACGACGACTGTGACTGCACTGTGACCGCCACACTTTCAGTTTTAATTTCTTCCTGTGTTTCCGCTTCCCGGACTGGTAACGCAACACCTGCCGGCTGAGGAAAGGCTTTACCATCGGTTTCCGTTACCGATGCAGCTTTCGGCTCTGCCGGTAAATTATCGCCCGGTATGCAGTAACGATATTTACCGTCCTGATTTACGCGAATCAGACGACCTTTGCTGACAGCCATCGCCAGTGATGAATTCGCCCGGCGGGAGGTAATCCCGAACATTAACGCCAGTTCGTCAGCCGACTGAGGACCATGCTGTTCAATCGCGTTAATCAGCATCTCTGCAGTGGTTTTTGGGGCCGCTTCAGTTGCCTCACTCGTCAGCCACCACATCGACCCCTTGTTATCAGCTTCGCCACGACGCTTCAGCTTCCAGAGTTCGGTAACAGCATCGTCACGGCTGATTTCAAGACGGGCTGCAATCTCGTGCGACGAGGCTTTTTTCAGTGCTTTCAGTGCGTCAAAAACGGTTTCCATTAAATTTTCCTCCCGGTAAAAATTACTTCTCAACTCAGACAAAACCGGCCGCCTTCCGGCGCTCATATTCCTGTTTCAGCAACTCAATTGGCGTTGGCCCTGGCGGGCGTTTGGGTGCTGCCAGTTGTCGCCGGACTGGCGGAACACTGAGGCCATTACCAACATGCTTTGCCCATTTCGTCAGCTGCCTTTCCACAAGCCGTTTTAACTCCCCTTCGGTCATCTGGCGCTCAATCCCCTTTGAACGCATCTCGAGGCAAATGTGGTACAGCACCGGCTGTGGCCACGGGTATTTATCACTCCCGTCGTACCGCCAGGATTCATTCCTCCAGCGACGGTATTCCTCCATCACGGCATCCACCGTCAGGCCAAATGGATTTGCCCCGCTCTCCGAAATCAACGCCACAAACTCAGCCAGATCCGGAGGCCACGTTTCACCCGCCCGGCAGCGGTCCATGCACCGACGGCAGATCTGCCGAATTTGCTGTTCAGTCATCGCGCCAATCTGAGCAATCCAGAGTTTCGACGGCGCAGCCCCGTTCTTCTGAGTCCAGCGGTTCGAATACACCTCCCCCATAAGCTCCCACAGCTTCCAGGCCGTTTCCGTTGCTGATAAATCCGTTTTCACGTTCCCACTGTTCGCGTGCAGCCCGGATTTCCTGAACTGCCCGTGATGCGGTGCCACCTGGTGCTGCATGGCTTACCCCCTTGCTGACTGGTTTTACCTGTGCCCTGACGTGCTGCACGTGGCGGGCAAATTTCTGCTCCCACTGAACCTGCGTGAAAACCTTCCCCTCCGCCATCCAGTAATCCCGGAATGCGGCAAGCTCAGCAGGTGTAAACTCAGGCTCAGGCAGAGCCATACCCCACACTGCTGCCCGCTGTCGAAAATCCGGCGACGGTTGCCAGACTCCAGTCATCGGAAATTTCCCGATCGGTTCGCTCAGGCCGTCCAGGTATTCAGGTTCGGCTGTCTGCAACGACGCGTCATTCAACTCACCGGTCGTAGCACTCTCGCGCATGCGCGCGTTATGTGTGGGGTTTAATTCTTTATCTGTATCTGTATCTGTCGTGATTTGTCGTGACATATGCGTGACGCGTCGTGACTCATCGTGACAATCAGTGTTCTGCTTCCGCAGTCTTTCCCGCTCCCGCTGCGCTCTCTTGCGCTCTGCCGGGGATTTTGCGGTTTGCGAAACATTACCGTTATCCTCCTTCATCACCTGGCGTTTTTCCCATCCGGAAATAAGATCACCATCCAGAACTCGCCCCTGCATTGCATGCAAAATTGAATCAATCACGTCTTCCGTCACATCAAGCGCACTTGCTAAATCTTCCGTCGTGACATCAATGTGACCACGTAGTGACACGCCGTGACATGTCGTGACATTTCGTGACGCACTCACC